AACTTTACCTCTTGTTGAAAAGCAAATCTCTGAATTATGTTTGCCAAAAAACAAAGACACAACTATAGCAGACCTACAATACTCTGGACAAACACCTCTTGTATGGTTGCAGCAATGTGCAATGCAGCAACAATCAAGACTTCATGCTTTAAAGGAAACTTACTTTAGACACAGAAAGAATGAGCTACGTATTAAAAAATTATACGAGAAAAATACAGAAATGTCAATCTTAAAAGCACAAGAGATTGAAGCTGGCCTAGAAACTTCTGCTACAGCAATTAGAAATGCACTTGAGGAAGTTCAAAATTATCAAGATCAAATTGATGCGCTACGTAAAAACTTTAATATTCCTGAAGTACCTTCACCTGAAATGATTCGTCAAAATGATAAACGAGAAAAAATTAGAGGTGCATTCAGACGAGCATTAGAAGAAATGGAAGCACATAACACTATTCCTCGTGGTGTACAAGAAAGTTTAGAATGGTCAGGAGTTCATCCGTTAGTAGCTAAGATGCATTGTGCTGAATACATTAATGCCGTAAAAGAATTAATGGAACAAGGAAAAGCACCAACTATGATGCATATGCACCAATGGTTAGATGATATGGAAAAATTATACATAGATTGCCCAGATAGTATTGTCCAACATCATTTAAAGAATACAGAACTAAATACTTAAAGTATTAAGGAATCTTTATGGCGCTTAAATTTGAAGCAAGTAGAATAGAATCAACAGATACCGATCCCGTTTTTATTGATTTAAAATATTGGGAAAGGTCCGCAGTCAATAGTCATAGCTCTACTGCTGGTAACAAAGTAGTAATTTTAAAATTAGATAGTCTTTACAATCCAACTACAGATAAGATTGTTTCTTTAAAAACTTTATATCAATCAAGGACACCTGGTGTTAGAAAACGTGAAGCAGGGACACCTACTACAGTAGATTATCCACATACATATAGTAAGACAATAGGTGGAAAAAATGGAACATCAAATCTGTATACAGTTACCGACATTCACCTTGACACAGTTGCAGTATCGGTTAATCCATCTTTAATGAGAGTAGCTAATTTTGCCTCTGGCAGTTCATCTTCAGGACATGAAATGATGATGACTGGTGGAAATGGTAGTTCATATAGAGTGTATAAGAGACGATTTATGTTAGATGTTGGCGACATATATCACAAGCAAAACGCAATGCCTATAGGTGGAAGATATATTTCAGCTTGTTCAAATGGTACATCACATATTTACTCGGCTGTTAGAACATATAATAGTCCTGAGAATGGAACGAATAGTGTTTACTCTATAAGATATGATGATATGGGAGCATCGGCTACAACTTTTACAAATACTTTAAATACAGCAAAATATGATGCCAGTGCTGAAATTTCAGAAGACAATTCAGAAATGATTGTTTTTGGCGGAAATGCACAGACAACGTCAACTCCTAATACGAAGCGACAAGTAGATAAAATTCATGTTGATGATTCTGCTGCATCGTACGAAGGAGAAGTATTAGCAAGTGATGCAGTTAGAGCTGCCTCAGGTACATTTCAAGATCAAATTCTTGCTATTAGTAGTTCTACTAGAAATTACTTTAAATTTGACGGTACATCATATATACAATATGCAAGCTCTATACCAACTGCTAGATATAATTCGACTGGCGTAACTGATGGTATAGCATCGTTATTTTTATATGGAGGAGGATCAGGTGGTAATCTTTCAGACGAAATTCAAAAACTTGCGTTTGATGATAACTCCTCAGGTATCGTAATGTCAAATACTATGCCAGAAATAATTCAATTAGCAAATACTGAAGGAGGCTACTAATGATTAAAGTCCCAATGGAAGATGTATTTTCTACAGCCAATTTTACAGGTATATTGCGATCCCAGGCAATAAGTATTGACGGGCACGGTGAGGCAGATTGCCATGTGAGTCTAGGAGGACAAACTGATACAAATGCTGCAAACCGAAATCAAAAATTACGATTTGACGATACTGTATCTTGTGTAGAATCTACTGGAATATACGATGCTAGACTACGTAATGCAACAGCAGTGTCAAACGGATCTGAAATGCGAGTCACAGGCGGAGATCATGTTGATCCTACTACCGGTGATGTAACGTTGAGTGATAAAATATACAAAGTCAATGAAAATTTAAGTGTAACTGCCTTAACAAACGATGTATTTCATGTACCAAATGGATTCAATATTTCTGCAAGAGGTCATTCTATGATGAGTGACTTAATAAACTGTTTTATAGTAGGCGGAGAAGCTCAACTAAATGACGGTTCTGACGATATGGATCTAGTTAAGCACATAACACGTTTTAGATGGGATGACTCTGTAGCAGCATTTGGCGATGGATTAGAACTTAGGCAAACATCAGGTACTTCTTGTTGCGGACACAACGGCACAGAAGGAATTATTTGGAGGTCACAAGGCGGCGGTGCTGCTACTACAACAGCAGAAATATTTCATCCAGAAAAAGGAATAAACTCAAGATTAGTTGCTGAATTATCAACTACCTTTCCGCAATGTACAGGAATGTCTGCTTGCTCTAACGGAGATGCTGCTTTTAGGACTGATGGGTTCGATGTAAGTAGTTCCGTAGAAGTTAACACTGTTAGATCTTTACGTTATGACGATATTACAACAGCATTATCAATAACTAATACTTTAGCGTACAGAAGTCGGCAACAATATACTGCTTCCGATGGAAGATCAATGATGTCAACAGGTGGTAGATCTGATGCTGATTCTGTTCCGTTTTCTTTAGATGCTCAATCTATAAAATTTGATGATAGTGCTGCTGGCATCCAACATACAAATGGTCTCAACATAGGCATTAGAGTTGGTGGTTGTGCTTCTATATAAAATCAATTAACCTTAACACTGTATCTAGTTTTGCTTGATTTATCTTGTTATTGAGAGTATTTCGCAAACCTTGATGCAAAGGTTTAGGCCATCGTCTATAACTAACCCATGCATATCCATCGTGTTCGGGATTTAATTTTGGAATAAATTCTTCCTCAATTAAACACAGATAGGTATGGAATACAAACTGATTATCTGTAGAAACAAATGTTTCTAAAGGAATGGTTTTCTTGATGTTGATTGGACTTATTTCTTCTTCTATTTCACGCTCAAGAGCAGTCCATGGAGTTTCTGATTCTTCATTAACTCCTCCAACTAGCCCCCAAGTATTAGAATGTTTACTTCTTGCTCTATGTAAAAATAAAAATCGACTTGTAGAAATAGAATAACAGAGCGCACCTGAACATATTATTTTTCTCATACAAATAGTTATCTTAAAAATCTATTTGCCATGTTCCGTGTGGATATTCGCCTTCGTAGGATAGCAACCAATCTCCGTTTTCGTATTTGTATTGGATGCCAGTATGTAGATTTGTTGTAAAAATAGGTTCAGTACCTTCGTACTTTGCGGCACTGAATACAACATGCCACTTGTTACCGTCCCATTCTATAATATCATTTTCACCTGCAACAAAATCTGTAAAGTCGTCATTCTTCCAAGCATCTGCTCCATCCTGGTTATGGGCAGCACCAATACCAGAATCTAATAATAACAACCTACCTCCTGGTGATTTTATTTGTTCAGGATTTGTTTTGAGAGGATTGATAATATAATTTATTTTTGTATTATTGCCAAATGGTCCAGTTAAAATTGTATCAGACGGTAGCGTATCAGCATCCCACTCTACTATTAATTTATTTGCATCAGAGTGTGTATACAATAGTCCATATATTTCTGTAGCATAATCATTTCTATACAACCTTAGACCTGTTATGCCTTCTTGGTAACAATCTGGTTTAGCATGAGCTAAGAACCAATTCGTCCACGTATCAGCAGCTACTTTAGGATCTTTAGGTAATAATTGTATTTCATTATTAAGCACCATTAGATTATAATTCTGATATGTTGTTGACCACGCAACTTGATTGTTTTCAGACCGTGATCCTTTTGGTATACTAAAATCATAAGACATGTCACCATCCGCCGTAATCTTTGGCGATACAACGGCATCTGACTTAAAAGGATGATCTGTTGAATACTCAAGATGGTCTACCATAGCATCGTCGTTTTGAATTGCTGTATGTTGCTCGTTGAATATAGATGTAACAATAGTATGGATAACTCCTAATCGTTTTACTTTAGCTGGAGGAGAAATAAAGATTGGAGTTTTAAAACTTAACGTAGCAATATCTATTTCTGTTTCAGTAGATCCACTACCAACTGACCTAGAAGAAAAGTTGACTTGTTCTAAATCTACAACAGTTAATGAAGCCCAATCAATAAAGTTATCTGTAGTCTGTATTTCTAAAGACGGATTGAATAACATTAATATTTGTTCAAGTATCTGTAACTTCTCATCTGTATTTGTTGTCCATATATCTGCATTTAGGCCAAGCTGATAAGGAGTTGGCATGAGCCTTTCTACAGTATAGTTTCGTCCTTCTTTGTTAAGATACTCTTGATTATTTTCGTCAAACGCTCGCTCTCGTATATGCACCTTAGACACAAATGTTGAATCAGATGTTCGCTGCCTATCTATCTCAAGCGAGGTAATGTATACAGCAATCTTAGGAACAGATCCAATAATATTTTCTGACCCGTCCTTCATTGCAAATGCAGCTAACCTTGACATATCACCGTATGCTACAGGCACTCTCTTTAAATCACCGTCGCCGTCTTTAATAGAAAAATGCGACATTAACCTTATCATTTGTTTTAAGTAACGGCGTATCTGACCGTCATAGAAATGGAGTGCCATTACTTCCTCTTACCTGGTGTGTTTTCATCGCATGTTTCAGGATTGTCTAGGTATGGCATGTCAACTTTTGGACGTAGAGCTTTAGACAGTGACTGTCGTTCTTCAATAACTTCTCCACAAATCTCATTGGTATTTGTATTGTTAATGAATGTTCCTTTTTGTGTAAATCTATGATCGTAATTTGTAAGTGTCATTCGCACATTATCTTCCATCTTCTGCCAACGTCTGCCATCGAACCTAAATAATCTATTAGGAAAAAAGTCTGTTCGTAAAAAATAATCGCCGTCGATAGAGCCTTCAGGGAAGCCAACACCGCAGCCAAACGGGTTACCATTAGGCGCAAATCCATCACCGAGTAAATAACCTTGGTAGCCATTACGCTCTGGTGGGCGCATTCTGTCGTCTAACGAAGCTTCTAAATGTGTAGTAGAAGCGTCAATGATAGTTGTATCTGCTCTTAACAGTTCAATATTACCTTGCTCATCAACTTGTAGCGTAAAGAAATGTCTTGTATCATACCCTGACAACATTGAATCTACTTCAGCATCTTGTATGATAGCATCATTAATTGCTATATCTTCGTCGTAAGTATCATCAGCATCAATGTCTTTAAACTCTGTTGATCCTGTAATTTGTTTTAGTTTGATTCTATATAGATGAGGAAACCATGTAGGAGAATAACCTTCAGCTGGTCTAGTAACATCTTCTATAACATAGAAATTTCGTATAGCATAATCTTTATCATTTAGAGCATACTCGTCTCGTCTATGTGGCAGCTCTACTACATCGCCAATTACGGGCTTACGCCCTATAACTTTTACAGTAGAATTCATATGTATTGTCATGAATAACATATCGTTACTCAAGAACATACCAAATTGAGACAACTGGAATTCTAAATCTTGTAAATTATAGATACCTCGTATAGTATAAATGTCTTCATCATACTTACGATCACGAGTTTCTAAAAATAATAAATCTTGAATGTTTGTAACATTCTCTTCATCGTACACAGGTGTTGTAGGTGTGGCATTATCTGCTGTAGGATTTTTAGGCCCTAACAGTTTATGATAGTTTACATCAGTACCACCTACTGTAAACATTTCAAAAATACGACGATCTATAAATTGGTAATCCTTACCTCTCTCTGGGCGATACAATGATAAACGGGGCACTTATGCTACCTCTCTTTTACAGTTATCATTATGCCATCTACGGACATTACCTTTAGTAGTCTTAAATCCGCACTTATAGCATTCCTCTAAAGGCATATTTTTAACACCTTCGCTAATCTTTCGTTTAGTTTCTTCAGAAGGTGTTCCTCTTAAAGGTGGCAGTTTTCTTGTGCCACTTGCCCATTTATCTCTCATAGCTTGTTTATGCTTTTCAGATTTTGGTTTACCTTTACTTGCTTTACTCATATTAAGTTTAGCTTCTTCAGTTCTAACACTACCTTTATGAGTTTGGCTAATCTTTAATCGTGCTGCCTTAGAATGCGTTTTACCATACATAGCATTTCCCTCCCCACTAAACTTAATACTTTTCTGTTCGCTAATCTGTATCTTGAGCCTTTCAAAGGTACGCGAGTTAACTTTATATCTTTCGTGCCATTTATTTTCAACAAACATCATACAGTTTAGAGCGTTAAACATCTTATATGTATCTTTACCCTCTACCATTTTAGTTAACAGCCAATGGCATATAAAATGTTCTCGTGCCGTTAATGCTACAATATTATCAGGGGTATCAGCACCGCCTAAA